ACATATTTATTAAAACCATTTATTCTTCTATAGCCACCTTCTATGTCAGGTTCAAAGTTAAGTAACTCGATGGCTTCCCCCGGTTTCATTATAAAAGTAGATTTGTTTTTAACCAATCCACCTTCACATACAAAGGGATAAGCACCTGTTTGACTTAGCTCTGGCATTAAACGGCTCTCATATATAGTTGCTTATTAATTAATTCAACACGCATACGTTTAATTGATTTTTCAAATTGTGCTTGAGACATTTGTGCATTTTGTACTTCACCTCGTAAAGTAAATGCGTAATATTTTGCTCGTTCTGTTATGACTGTTTCAAATCGAGTAGGTATTATAGAAGTATCTGTAGATCCACTTAACGCTGTATGAGTTGCGTAGTAAAAATATTTTACAGTATATGTTGCTTTATCTGGCACTGGAGATAGTCCAATGCTTTGATCTGGATTTTCATATACAAACTCAGGTATAGCTCTGGAGTTACCTGTAGGATCTGTATCTCTCTCGTGGTAGTTGTCAAGATACTCACTAAATGTTATGTACTCAAGTGTAGTTTCTTTCTTATCTGCTGCTTCAAGAAATGTAAAACTATCATAGTCAATGGTCTTAGTATCTGTCGTGCTTAAATCTGACCTAGAATATAATCTTTTTCCTGCAGTTGTAGTAAAAGTTTTTGCTGTAACTGTAAAGGGCCATTCAGTATCTGCATTAATTATATCATCTATTGCACGATTAACATAATCTTTTACTGCAGTCTGTATACCCCTTGATGAACTGAAAGTGCTACTTGTTAGTTCTACTTCGTTTAGATCTCTCAGTACGTTGTTTATTAATGTTAGATAACTGCTCGCCATGTCTAATTTTCTCTTGTGTTTTTTTAGTTTCTAAGTAGTGTCTTCTTTTTCTAGCTACTCTTGACGGACTATTTAATTTTTTATTAAGTTCAGCTATTTCTTCTGGATGAGATAACTTGTAAGGCTTATTGTTTAGTGGTATTAATAAACGTAAATTTTTTTTTTAATTTTACTATTTTGTAATCAACCACTTTTACGTGCTTTCTTTAATTGTTCTTTAGCTCGTTTTGCTATAGCCACGACCTCTGTCTTACCCATCACTTTTGCTCTTTGCTCCATGACCGTAAGGATTTGTATTTTTCTTGCATACGGCTTTTTAATTTTTTTAACCTTTGCAACCGTTGCTCTAGCGTCTGCCGCTGTAGCAAATTTGATGCTAACCGTGTCCTTAGGGTTCTCATCCGTATATAAACGTCTATCAGAACCCTTCGGCTTTTTTCCAGTTCCAACTTTAGGATCTCTCTTTTTTTTCGCCACTATGACGCTTTTTTCTTTTCAGGTTCTTCAGCTAAAGAATCCACTGTTTCTTTTATTTCTTTAGTATTTTCTTTTACCATAGAGTTAAGAAGTTTTAATTTTTCTGTAGCTTTAAGAACTTCATTTAAAGATCTGTCAATAAGATCTAATCCTGCATTATTATTATTAATAACTGCTTGTGCAGTTTCTATTTGTAGCTTATACTGGTAAGCTAATGCTTGTGCTGCTAATGTTTTCATTGGGATGCTCCTTTGTCCAATTATACAGATAAACTACGATTATTGCAAGTTAAATCTTACCTGCCCACTTAGCTGCAAAGTACACTACAGCTACAAATCCTACAAATGCTAATGATACCCCTACAACCCACTGCACTACTGTCATTATCTCTTCTTTTCTTTTTCGAGCTAATCTTTCTTGCTCTCTTCTAGCTTTTCTTGCTTGTGCTTGAAATTTTTGCCAATCTGCCCATAATCCGGGTCTGCCTACATAAATCATTATTTGTTTAAGTTCTTCTTCTTTTTGCTTTAGTTCTTCTAAAGCCATAAACTCTTCTAAATCACCACCTGTAACACCTTTTGCTTTTTGTTTGTGTACCTCTTTTTCTATGTTTTCTTTAGCAAAAACAAAATCGGAAATATGTTTACCACAGCTTGCTAATTCTTTACCGTTGGAAACAAAACTTTTTATGACTCCGAAAGCCGCATTGGCTGCGGCAAGCTCTGCTAACA